AATGGAACCTTTCTTACAGGAGCAGTTAGGTAGAAATATGGCAATGCAGCAACAAGCTATAACAGGAAACTTAATGCAATCTGTCATTAACGCATCTAGGAGGTCAAAATAATGACTAATTCTTATAGAGGTTTATCAGCTCCCCCAGGAGGAACGATAACAATACCACCAGCGAACCCTCAAACTTTTCTTCAGAAGTTTCTAAGCTCTCCTACAGATTTTTCAGATGTACCTCTTATTGATCAAGTTATGGGGGGATTTAAAATAGGAGGCAAAGCCTTTGGTAATATATTCACAGGAAAACCCATAGATTATGGGACAGATAAGATCCGAACTGATATTCAAAAACGCATTGTCAGAAATAAAGAGGGAGAAATAATATCTGAAGGAGGTAAAGAAGTAACTCCACCAGAAAAAAAACCTAAATTTGATTTAGAGGATTATCAAAAAAACCAATTAAAATATAATAAACAGTTAATGAATCAAGCTCTTATCTTCGGGGGTATGCAGAATGCAGCAGATAAGATTGGTGCTAGTGGTGGATATTATACAGACATGGTTAAAAACATGATGAATCAGACAACAGGTACATTAGCAAGTTTATCTCAGGGGCAAAAAGCTCTTGCAGCTACTTTGGCAGCTCCTATTACTCCCATCAGAAGGATGGGATACTACGGGTAAAATGAATATAGATCGGAGGTAAGATGGCTTTTCCATTCGGAGCATTAATCGGAGGAGGATTCAGTTTAGCTGGAGCTATGATGCAGCGTAATGCAGCATTAGGAGCTGCACAGCTAGGAGCTAGATCAGATGCGGATAAGTTAAAGTTCGGCATCATGGGGCAGAGAGAACAAAATAAAGGGATGCTGGGAGCGAGTATAGATAAAAGTGTTACTGCAGATAGATTAAATGCCTTACAACAGGCGAGAGAAAGGAGTGCATTTAAATTTATGCAAGGACGTGGAAGAGATATGAAAAGAGCAGGTGATATAAGAGATAGAGAAAGAGAATTAGCATTTAGAGGAACCCCCGCATTTGGTGCTATGAAAAGGAGACAATTAAATAGAAGAATAAAAGAGATGAAGGCTAGAATGTCGTTTAGTCCTGATGCTATGAAGTATGGACCTATAGCTTTCCGTAGTCCGGTATAAGGAGGATAAATGGGAGCACCGTCGATTACATATGAAGCACCGAAGATAGAAAAGGACGATACCTTTGAAAAATATCTTCAATATCAACAGGATCGTCAATTAGATCTTGATGAACGTGCTCAACAAGCAGATGATAGAGCAGATGCGTCAACACGTAGAAGAAGAGAGCAGGGAGCTTTAGGTTTTGAGGGGTTTGCTCAGAATTTAAAAGGACAGGTAGAAACTGGAATTACACCTTATGCAGAGGCACAGGGTAAATTACAGGATTATATTGCGAGATATGATTTGAAGGGAGGATTTCAACCTGCTACTCAAACAAGACAACAATCGTATTTTGAGGATCTGTTAGATGATGAGGGCAAGAAGACCGGTGAGAGAGTAAGAAAGACAAGAGAGATAACTGTTGATACTCCCGGAGCAACTCCCGGATTTGAATTCGATACTACTCAATTAGGAGATTTTCAATCTGAGTTGAGAAACTTATACACAGGGTCAATGAAAGCTGATCCTGAGACAGGTAAGATTGATAGAGGTCTTAGAGGACAGAGATTTGAGGCAGGTGTTCAGAAAGCATATAGAGATTTATTTGGAAAAGAAGCTACAGCAGATCAGTTAACTGAAGCTTTAACTGATTTTGATAATGCTTTATATGCAGATGCTGGTGACTTCAGATCTCAATTAAAAGAATCTGATGCCTATACTAAGAAGTTCAATGATAATTATTTAGATAACTACTACGACACTATGTATGGAAGTAGTGTTAGTGAGAGAACCGATCCTGATACTGGTGAGGTTTCTAAATTACGTAAATATAGGTTTGATAAATCTGTATTACCAGGATTCAGAGATGAAGACGGTCAAACTACACTTGAGGAGAAAACTGGTATAACTTTGCCTGATTATGAGAAATACTTTGCGGAAGCAAGATCAGTATCTGAATTAGAAGATCAGAGACAGAGTATTGCCCAGACAAGAGATTTTATATATCAGTCAGGCATTACAAGTTTACAAGGGGAAATAGAGAAAGAAAATAGAAAGATTGAAATACAGGGTAAAAAGGATCTGGCTAAGATCGATCAGGCTACCAATATGTATAGGCTTATCAATTTCCAGATGTAGGTTTAATAATCCTATAATAAGACTATTGTTATTTAAAACTTCCAAATGGCTAAGTATGATGAAGGTGTAGATAAAGGAGCCGAAGATAAATCAAAAGATTTTGATATTTCTAGGTTTGAAGATCTTTTAAATAGATTGGAAGCATCTAAAAAGCGTCAGACTAGACAAAGATCTGTAGAAGGACGTAGAGACATCTTTGCTCAAGGTCTTGCTGGCATGATGAGCAATTTCTAATTATTCTTAGAATATATAGGTTACTATTATGGCTGTTGATAAAACTTACGAGTCAGATGATTACTTTGATCTGGATAAGTATCGTCAGGCCGCTGGTGTAGCCTACGAATTTTCTAAGAAAAAAATGGAGACCGCTGGTGAACAAGAAAGAGAAACCATTGGCAAAGGTGGTGCCGAACAAAGGAAGACGGGCGAACAAGAACAGAGATTTAGAGAAAGGGACGAAGAAAGGGATCGCAAACAGGCCCAATCAGCATATAGATATTGATTTATTTAATTCATGGGTAGACAATCTTGACTCCTCTACACAGGAGTCCTTTTGTTCTTTTGCGGCAGATAATTATTCTGTTATTGAAGTTTATTTATATGCACGTTTTTTAGGTTATGAAGGTACGATAACTGCATGTGATTTATGGGTTAAAGATAACTACGTAAAACCAGATCATAGAAAGAAGTTGTTATATGAGATTGATGAGATGCAAGAAGATATTAGAAAGTTAAGAGAAGACATTGAGAATGGTGCAGTTAAAAGAGATGCGGGAGTTGGACGTATTGCTCAGATGCAAAAAGAACTGAGAAGCACTATATCGGAGATAGAAACGTTTACTAATACTAAAGATCGAAAAGGTTTACTAATGGCTGGTGCAGACAGAGCTATTCGTGAATTGATGTTTATATTTAAAGATGATCCTA